TGCTGACCGATATTTGCGGCAGTTTCAAGGTCGCCGGGGTGGAGAGGCGCTGGAAATCGCGCCCGTGCCTTGACCTTTGGCGCGGTTGAAACTTACATCGCCGCCATCTCCCGAATTGCGGTTTGAACGCGGCGCTGTCCTGAAGACGGCGGCGGCGCCCGCCGCTTCACGGTTTCATGAATGGATTTGCCATGGTGGCGGGGCGGCGGGCCGGGCCGGAAAATGACGGGCCCATGAGCGAATGGCTGGATGCGATGGTGAAGAAACTGATGACAATCCTGGAAGCGCAGCTGCAGGCGGTGGAAGCCGCCGGCGCCAAGGGTGACGCAAGGGGCCGGGCGGCCGATGCGCGCACGCTAAGCTCGCTGGAGCGTACGCTGGAACGGCTGGCGCGGCTGGAACGCGAACGCGCCCAGGTGCGCGAGAAGAAGGTGGCCGAGGATGGGAAAGGAACAGGCCGGCGCGAGGCGCTGGAGCGCCGACTGGATAAACGCCTTGCCGCGATCGCAGAGGAAGAGCCTGCTCGAAAGCCTCAGCGAAGAGGAGGCTGAGGCGCTTCTGGCGTGGCCCTATCAGGCGCGCGATGCCCAGCTTCCGCCTGCCGGGAATTGGCGCATCTGGCTGTTCCTGGGCGGCCGGGGCGCGGGCAAGACGCGTGCGGGCGCCGAATGGGTGGCCCAGCGCGTGGCCGAAGGTGCCGCGGCGCGCATCGGCCTGATCGGGGCGACGATGCGCGATGTGCGCGCGGTGATGGTGGAAGGGGAATCGGGATTGCTGAACGTGGTGGACGGGCTGACATTCGAGCCGTCGAACAATCGCGTGCTGTGGCCGGGGGGTGCCATCGCATCGTTGTTGTCGGCGGAGGAGCCGGACAGTTTGCGCGGACACCAGTTCGACCTGCTGTGGGGCGATGAATTCGCCAAGTGGCGCGATCCGCAAGAGGCGCTGGACATGGCGCTGATGGCGATGCGGCTTGGCGATGATCCGCGCATGCTGCTGACGACGACACCGCGCAACATCGCGCCGCTCAACGCGCTGATGGCCGCGCCCGATGTCGCCGTCACGGTCAGCCGCACGGCGGACAACGCCGCCAACCTGGCGGACGGCTTCTACGATTTCATGCTGGCGCGTTACGGCAAAAGCGCGCTGGGGCGCCAGGAACTGGACGGCGAGCTGATCGAGGATCACGACGGCGCGCTGTGGAAGCGCGAATGGATCGAGAAGTCGCGGGTGCGCGATGTGCCGGTATTGGAGCGGGTGGTGATCGCCGTCGATCCGCCTGCGTCCGCCAATGGCGATGAATGTGGAATTGTTGTCGCGGGAAGGTCCGGCGACCACGGTTTCGTACTGGCCGACCGCTCGGCGGGATCGCTGACCCCGGCGGCATGGGCCGCACGGGTGATGCAGGCTTATGCGGACTTCGAGGCCGATGCGATCATTGCCGAGGCCAACCAGGGGGGCGAGATGGTGCGAAACGTGCTGCAACAGGCCGACGCGGCCGCGCCGATCGCGCTGGTTCATGCCACGCGCGGCAAGATCACCCGTGCCGCGCCCGCCGCCGCCCTGTACGAGGCCGGCCGCATCCACCACGCCGGCTGTTTCGCCGAACTGGAAGACCAGATGTGCCATTACGACGGGTGCAGGGGCGCCAAGAGCCCCGACCGCATGGATGCGCTGGTATGGGCGCTGGCCGATCTGTTCGCCAGCCGCCGGGGCGATCCGAAGATCCGCAGGCTATAGCGGACGCGACGCCTCATGCTTCGACAAGCTCAGCATGACGAATGAGGGAATGTTCTCACCCGGGGCTTGTCGAAGGGTGAGGCGATCACAGAGGTTCCAATGTTCGAATTCTTCCGCAAGGCCGCGCCCGAAACCAAGAGCACGGTCCCCGGTGGCCTGTTTGCCCTGTCCCTGTCGGGAAGCGCGCGCTGGTCGGGCCGCGATGCCGCGGCGCTGGCGCGCAATGGCGTGATGGGCAACGCCATCGCCTATGCCTGTGTGCGCAAGATCGCGGGCGCGGCGGCCTCGGTGCCGTTCCTGCTCTATGACGGCCCCAACGAGGTTGAGGACCATCCGCTGCTGACACTCCTGGCGCGACCCAACGCCGCCGAGGACGGGCCGGCCCTGTTCGAGCGCTGGTATGGCTTGCTGCATTCTGCGGGCAACGCCTATCTGGAGGCGGTGAGCCTGGACGGGGTACCGCGCGAACTGCACGTTCTGCGGCCCGACCGGATGAAGGTGGTGGCGGGGGCGCGCGGCTGGCCGGCCGCTTACGATTACATCGTCGATGGCCGCACCACACGCATCGCGCGCGACGGGTCGGGCTTTCTGCCGGTGCTGCATGCCGCGCTGTTCCATCCGCTGGACGATCATTACGGCCTGTCGCCGCTTCAGGTGGCGGGCGCGGCGATCGACGTGCACAACCAGGGCGCGGCCTGGACCAAGGCGCTTTTGGACAATGCCGCCCGGCCCAGCGGCGCACTTATATATAGGGGCCCGGACGGGGCGCCCGGCCTGACCGACGAGCAGTTCACCCGGCTGAAGCGGGAACTGGAGGACGCCTATCAGGGCGCATCGAATGCCGGCCGGCCGATGGTGCTGGAAGGCGGACTGGACTGGAAGGCGATGGGCTATACCCCGTCGGACATGGATTTCGCCGAGACGCGCAGCGTGGCGGCACGCGAGATCGCGCTGGCCTTCGGGGTGCCGCCGATGCTGCTGGGCATTCCCGGCGACAACACCTATGCCAATTATGCCGAGGCCAACCTGAATTTCTGGCGCCAGACGGTGCTGCCCCAGGTGGCGCGCACGGCGGCGGCGCTGACGCGCTGGCTGTGCCCGCGCTTCGGCGAGGGGCTGCGAGTGGGCTATGACGCCGATGCGGTGGAGGCGCTGGGCGAGGCGCGCCAGGCGCTGTGGGAAAAGCTGAGCGGGGCCTCGTTCCTGACCATCAACGAGAAACGTGCGGCGGCGGGCTATTCACCGGTGGAGGGTGGAGACGTGCTATAGAGGGCGCATGTGGGAAGGCATGGAACTGATCCCGGGGCGGGACTGCGGCGAATGCACGGTGTGCTGCACCTGGCCGACCATCAACAAGCCGGAGATCCAGAAGGTCTCGGGCTCGACCTGCAAACACTGCACCGGCGGCGGCTGCGCCATCTATGAGACGCGCTTTCCGGTGTGCCGCGGCTATTTCTGCGCCTGGCGCACGGTGGACATTTTCGGCGAGGACTGGCGGCCCGACAAGTCGGGCGTGCTGCCCTATGTGGAGACCGAAGGCATCTCGGAGGATTTCGATCTTTCCACCGGCATCGGGCTGATGCTGGTGGGCCACGCGGCGAAGATCATCCGCCAGCGCTGGTTCCAGGACTTCATCATCACCGGGGTGATGAACAATGTGCCGCTGTTCCTGTCGCTGCCCGGCCCGCGCGGCCACCAGGCGGCGACGGTGTCGCTGAACACCGAGGAGATGGTGGCGGCGATCCGCCGCGGCACGGTGAAGGATGCGCTGGAGAGCGCGTTGAAGATTCTACGCGGCTGGGATTTCTCGCCCGCTGTCATAACCTATACAGGCAATGATGTGAGCACATGAGTGTCATCGATGGTTTCCGGCAGATGCCGGAACGGAAGTTTCCTGCCGCCCTTGTGGCGGCTTTTTTGTTGCAGACCGCGGGGGCGCTGTTCTGGGCGGGCAGCGCCGCCGAGCGCATCGCCGACCTGGAACGCACCGTTTCATCCGACCAGGCCGCGATCCAGAAGGTCGCGGTGATCGAGGAACAGGTGCGCGCCATCAAGGAAAGCCTGGACCGGATCGAAGTGAAGATCGACCGGGCCCAGCCGTAGCCGCGAACGCGCGCGGACCACTCCCCAAAACTGCCGCACTATTTCGACCCTCCCTCACGGAGGGTGAAGGATTCCACATGGTTCAGATCGCCTATGCGCGCCGGCCGCTGGCGCGCAAGAGCATCTTTGCGGGCCTCACCCCGCTGGGTCCCGACCAGTTCGAGGGCTATGCCTCGCTGTTCGGCGTCGCGGACGGCGCGGGCGATACGGTGGCGCCGGGCGCTTTCGCCGCCTCGCTAAGGCGGCGCGGGCCGGCCGAGGTGCGGATGCTGTATCAGCATTTTTCGCATGCCCCGATCGGGGTGTGGGAAGAGATCGCCGAGGATCCGCGCGGCCT